AAAATTTGAGTTGTCAAATTTACATGACAACTCAAACTGTAATTCTATTATTGAATAATTCTATAAAGACATTAGGTCCTTTATCAATGGGACTATCTTTAAAATCTAATAGATGTTCCTTATCCCATAAAAAACTTATTTGTACTTTTGAATTATATTTTTTATTAATATCAATTAATTTTTTAGTCCATTTTTTCCAATTATCATCTCCAGTTTCTTCATATTGTCTATCGAAACCAATAATAATTTCTTGAACTCCAAGAGATAAAAGCATATCAATTTGATAATTAATTAAATTACTTCCACATGCGGCAACTGTAATATCATTCTCGATACCGAAGTAACTTTCATATAGGAGCGGACTTTTTTCACCTTCGAAAATAATAACCTTTTTTATATTACGTATATTATTTTTACTAACGTTAATATTATATAAGTTAAAACCTAAAGGATGATTATACATTTTTCCGTGAATAATAGCAGGAATGTATTTACCTTTCGTTTCATTTTCTTTAAGGAGTGTCCGTTCCCTAATACCAATTAGTTCTCCATTAATATTATAATGGGGAATAAGTATTCCTTGAGTTATAGGATTATAACGTATGTTATGATATTTAATGACCTCTTGTGTAATGCCTTCTTTTATCCAAGGTAGTATTATAGGCTGTGGAAAATTTTTTAAAAAATCACACTGAAAAGTGTTCAGAGAGACAATTTGATTGCTTGATTTTTTATGTTTTTTTGCTTCTAATTTTGAGAAAATTTGCCAATCCTGAAGTTCTGAATGTTTCTCTGAAAATATTTCATTTGGCGGCTCAATATTAAAAAAGACTGCAACATAATGAACAGCATCAGGTAAATCCCATGGGCGAGATACTTTTCTACCTTCTTTAGACCAATAAACTATTTGTTCTTGGGCTGTTGCTTTTATTTTTAATGTTAACTCAAAAATATCAAACGTATCATTACATTGAGTAAAACATTTAAATAATTTTGTATTATCATAATAATATAATTTAAAAGAACCATGACCAGGCGGATTATGACAAATTGTACGTGATATAATTACATCATGATGAATTTGCGGCTCTCCGCCCATATCAGTAAGGAATTCATATACTTGGTCAATCGTCAAATTGTTCTTTATATCTTCGAGATATTTTTTACGTTCTATTTCGTTCATTTTTCACAAACTAAAATTTCTATATCAGTATCTTTAAAAATTGAAATTATAATAGGTTTAACTTTATACCAATATAATCTATCTAATCCACAACCAATTTTTGGCATAGCTATTTTTTTTATATCATTTTTGATACAAAAATCACGAAGACGAAATAAAGCTGTGGTTAAAGATACATAAGAAGGTTTTTGATAATATCTTTCTTTTGTAACGAGATTTAAAGTATGTTCAACAGGTAAACAAATTCCAGATTGACTATGATTATGATATTCTTTTAAAAAATTTGGGTAAATTGTAAATAATTTTTGTCTCGTATTAAATCGTTTATCAAATTCTTTTGCAATCCCCGCTCCTAAAGCAAAGTCTGCACTAATACAATGTACTAAATAATAACTTTCATCGACTGAAAATAAATCTTGTTTAAATTGTTTAAAAATCATTTAAAATGCACCTTTCTCTGGAATAACATTAACTTTAAAATCTTCCATTTCAATTAATTCATAAACATATGATGTAGCAAAAATAGGATTAATTCTACATGTGCCTAAATCCGCTTTACACCACAATAGAATATGATTATATCTACCTCGTCTATTTTTATATATAGACATTTTAAGATTAGGAATTTCCATTCCCTTTTCAGAGCAAAGTTTATTTATAACTTCTTTATCTGCTTCTGTTAAATTAAGTAAGATACTACCCGCATCAATTTTATCGGCAATAGATTTTGCACCACGAAGAAGATTTTGGTCAAAAACTGTAACGTTAGTATAATCAGCATTCAACTGTGTACTTGACATAATAAAAATATTATTTTCAACAGCAAGGTCTTTAAGTCTAACGCTAATCATAAAAAGAACATTATCTTCTCTTAAACCTTTAACGGATGCCCGAGATGCCACTTCAGAAAGAATTTTCATACTACTATGAATATAATCTAAAAAGAAATAACTAATGTTATAGCTTCTAATAGAAGTTTTAACTACATTCTCAATATCTTTTAAAGAGAAATCGTGGAGTTCTTTTAAGTACAAAGGACTCTTTTCAATTAAATCAATAGCATGAAGAACTCTCTCTTTTTCGTCTCCAACATATTTGTATGTTAAAATATGCTCTTCATTTACACCAGACAGAAAAGCCCACATCATAGTTTGGACTTCATCAAATTCTTGTTCCGTCATAACATAGATAGTTGGTTGTGCTGGACCTGTACTTACCCATTGTTTCTTTTCTAAATCATAAATTTCATCACAACCTATATAACAAGCATCTGCGGCCATCGCTCTGGATTTACCTACGTTAGTTGCTGCTGAACGTAGATAAAATTTACCAAGGCGGGCACCACGAAACACGGTATTGATAAGCCTTCCATATAGAGGATAACCAATATCAGGATTATTTTTTAATTGTTCAAATAACTGGCGGCCACCTTTACCGGCTTGAATTATACCGTCCGCGGCTCCGCCAGAATGTTTTTGTTTAATATTATCAATTCTTTCATCAATTAAATCAATAATTTCTTGCTCAGTGTGATTATCTAACCAATCTTCCTGTGCTTGTTTTTTCTTTTGGTCAAAAATATTATTTAAATCATATAGCCAAGATAAGTCCATACCTACTTCTTCGTTATACAATCTAAGTAGAGTCATCTTTTTTAAACGATGGTAATAATAATTAAAAGCAGCAACTTGTGAATTTTCACTTATCTTTTCAAGATATTCTGACCCACGGTTAGCTTTGTATACAGCTAATTTTTTTGGTCTTGATTCAAGATAATCTTCTATATTGGCAGAAGTTACTTGTTTTACTCCAAGCTGATGTAAATTATAAATACTACCAAAAACAACTTGATGAAATTCTTCGATAAAATCTTCAAGAGTAAAAGTGTATTGTTCGTTATCTAATATATCGGGATTTTGATATACACTACCTATAACTTGAATAATTGCTGATGTATCTGTATATCTAACTTTACTCATCCTCTACCTCTATTGTATAAAAGAATTCGCTATGAGAACCTACATCATACCAAATTTTTTTATCGTTATTTTCATCTTTCCAAGTTCTACAGTAATGCATTACAAAAGGATGAACTTTCCCTTCATTACACTTATTGATAAAATTCTGAATGTGTTTTATTACATGTTCTGCGGAGCAGACAGCAATTAAAGTATCATTTTCATATCTATCAGAAAAATAAAGTTCTACCATCATTCATCTCCTAAATCTAAAAGGCGGGGCGCAGGTCTTTTAGGCTTTGGGGGTACAATATTAAACTCAACAACCTGCTGCCACATTTGCTTGTTACTATTTTGATACTGTGTTGTATATAACTGTTGATAATATTTTCTTACGTCTTCATATATATAAGGAATAATACCAATTCCGCCATGACCTTCCTCTAAATTACCATGATTAATATTATAAAACCAATGCAAACATCCTGTCATACCGCTCCAGGTATAACCGTATTGCTTTATAAAATTTAAGGCTTGTTTATTAATCATTACATAATTATAACCTGGCCCGTATATACTTTTTACACATTTAAAAAAATTCTCTTTATCAATTTCTTCTTGCTTAACATCCTCACTTTGAGACTCTGCACACTCTTTATGAGCATATCTTCGTGCTCCTACTTTAACAAAAGGTTCTTTATCTCGGTCAAAGGACTTTCCGCAATAAAGACATTTTACCATATGTACAGCCATTTTATTTCCCCATTTTTTATTTTTATTATATCATTTTTTTTATAAAAAAACAAGGTAGTGATTCATATCGCTACCTTGTTATTAATTATTGTTTATCTTTAAATAATTCTTTTAAATCAAAAACAATTAAAGATAACTGTTCTGTTTGGTCTCTTGTAATATTAGCAATCTTTTTACCTTTACCTAAATATTTATCGGTAATTTCAGTAATATAGGGTGCATAATGAATTTCTTCTTCTTTTGATAGAGAGGATAAAAGGTCGCGACATTGTGCATAAAGATCGTCAAAGCTAATTTCTGTAGAATAAATACTAACGTTTCTTTCTTCAGTAATAAATTCTTTTCCAGTATATTTTGCTTCTTCATCAATAGCTTTATTTAAAGCATCAACAAGAGCATCATAAGAAAAATTAACTTCTGG